AACTGATGGTAATGGTGTACCTTTAACTCCTGAAGAACGTTCTGAAATTACTAATATCATGGGACGTGATGAGTTGTTTAAAACAGCTATTCAGCGGGTAATGAATACAACAGACGGTAAAGCTTTCCGTAAACGTTACCAAGAAGCTGTTGCTAATGGACTTGATCCTGATCTTAGTTCTTTTGAAAACCTACATACTCAATTAGACCGTGAACTTCGTGGTGCTATAAGAATGGCAATAGGTTCATCACCTCATCAAGATGGTCTTGCTCAAAAGAATTATGTTCAAGAAACTGTCGGTAATTATCTACGCCAAGGTGATCAAGAAGGTGCACAACGTTTCCTTGATTACATGAAACAATTCTCTTATTAATTTATTTCTTAAAGCGTAATGGCTAACACTTATATCGAATATACAGGTGATGGTTCAACTACGAACTATACATTTACATTTGAATATCTTGAGGAAAGTGACGTTAAAGCCACCATTAACGGTACTGCAACAACTGATTTTACCTTTGCCAACGCTACAACGCTGAGCTTTAACACGGCTCCCGCTGCTAGCTCAGCTATTCGTATCTATCGTGATACAGATATTACCACCCTACAAGCTACATTTTTCCCGGGTTCCGCCATTAAAGCGGAAGATTTGAACGATAACTTCACACAAAATAACTTTGCTGTTGAAGAGATTAAAGAAGCAACTTGGGATGTTGACACTGAAACTGTTAAATCTAACGAGACGTGGGTGAGTAGCGACACACAAATCGCTACCACCGCTGCAATGGATGCTCGTTTCCAAGATGAAGCAACTGAAACCATTGAAAGCACTGAAACGTGGGTAGCAGATGATGATCGTGTGCCTACTACCCTAGCAGCTGATTATCGTAGTCTTACTCTAATTAACGCTGCAATTACCAACGCTCTTACTACTGACGGTACTGGTATTACTATTGATCAAAGTAGCGGTTCTAGTGCTGAATTTGGTCTTGGTGTAGGTTCTATTGATCTAGATAGGATTAAAGAATCTGATATTGTAACATCTGCTGAAGCTAACCCTAACGACGATGTTACTATCGCTACTACAGCAAAGATCGATGATATGATCGATGCTGCTATCACTGGTGATATTGCAGTTGATAGTAGTGGTCTTACTGTTACTGATGATGGTGACGGTTCTATTACATTGGGTATTGGTTCTAATAGTGTTGATCTAGATCGTATCAAAGATAGTCAGATCATTACTTATGCAGAACAAGATGCAGGTTCTCCGTCTCCTGCTGATACCAATATCTTTACTGCTAGTGCTGCAGCACGTCGTTTTGACACACTTGTACAGGTTGCTACACCAACTGGTAGTGATTGGGAAGTTGGTAAGACGTGGTTGCAAAATGATGATGACTTGACTGTTTCTATTTGGAATGGTTCCGCTTGGACTGCTATTAGTTCTGGTGGTTCATTCCGTGAACAACCTAAGGTTATCTATGTTGATGCTTCTGGTGGTGATGATACTAATACAGGTCACCGCATCAGTGCACCTAAACTGACTATTAAAGAAGCCATTAAGGACATCAACGAAGATATTGATACCACTATTCTAGCTGCTGGTTCTGGTTATACTGATGGTTCTTACTCTAACGTAGCTCTAACTGGTGGTTCTTCTGGTACTGGTTTGCGTGCTAACATCACTGTTGCTGGTGGTATTGTCACTGTTGCTACTGTTACTAGCACAGCTACTCTCCAAGACTACGGAATTGGTGACATTTTGTCTGCTGATGATGCTGACCTTGGTGGAGGTGGTGGTGCTGGGTTCCAGCTAAAAGTAACTGGTAATGGCGATGGAATGATCGTTGTTGTTGCTGCTGGTGTGTACCAAGAGATTGCACCTATTCAGATTAAACGTCGTAACGTTTCTATTATTGGTCAAGCACTTCGTAGTTGTATTGTACACCCAACTCCAGCTACAGAAACTAGCAACTTGTTTGAATTGAACAGTGGTAGCTATTTGAGTAGCATGACCTTTACTGGCATCAAAGCTGGTACTGGTACAGGTAATACTCTTGATCCTGCTTTGCCTACTACACAAGGTTGGAATGCTGCATTCTATAGTGGTGCTTATATTATCAAGTCACCTTATATTCAAAACTGTACTAATTTCTCAGATAGTGAAATTAACAACAGTGATTTGAATGCACATAACCCTGCAGGTGGTGCAGCTGGTGATATTGATTCTGCACCTACTGGTGGTGGTCTTTTGGTTAACGGTAATGCTGTAGATGCCGATAGCCCACTACGTTCTATGGTGTGTGATAGTTACACCCATGTTGCACTTAATGGTCCTGGTATTCTTGTTACTAACAACGGTTATGCGCAATGTACTAGTTCCTATGCATTCTTCAATAAGTATCACATTAAGTGTTTGAATGGTGGTCAAGCAAACCTTGCTGCATCTACTACTGACTTTGGTGATGAAGCATTGGTTGCTGATGGTAAGTCTACTAGTGCTATCTTTACGTCTAACGTAGATGGTGCTGCTGCAGATCTTGATACTACCTTTAACATTAATGAACCTACTGCTGCTGCAGGTTGGCACGGTACTGCAACACGACCACAAGGTAACATGCTTGTTACTGTTAATGGTGTGACATATCCTGTGTTGTCTGCTACGGCTAATACTGATTCTGAAGGTGGTGCTGGATGGACTGTAACAATCAGTCGTCCTAATCCAACTCTACGTAGTGAAAACTTGGGTCTTAATGGTGCAGTCAGTGATGATGCTGCTGTATCGTTCTTCCTTCGTTCACAGGTTGCTTCTAGTGGTCACACGATGGAGTATGTTGGTAGTGGTACTAATTATACTGCACTACCTGAAAATGGAGGTGTACCTGATGACTCTAAACAAATTGTAGAGTCTAATAATGGTAAAATCTGGACTGCTATTACTGATCAAAACGGTAAGTTTAAGATTGGTGATTTCTTTGAAGTAGATCAACGTGCTGGTTTTATTAACTTTAGTGCTGGGTCTTATGCTTTTGATGTTGTAACTGATGCTACACCACAACTTGGCGGACAGCTTGATGCACAAACTTATAAAATTGTCAACCTTAGTGATCCTACTTCTGCTCAAGATGCTGCAACAAAATATTATGTTGATAGTATTACAGAAATTAGCAATAACGATACAAGAATTAATCTTGTAGATAGTGCTATTAATTCTTTTGGTTATATCAACTTTATCACTAATAGCGGTACAAGGGTTGTAGTTAATAATAATTATACAGATTTTAATAATATTATTAATGCACAAAACCATGTAGAAGTCAGGAATGAAAATGAACTCAGGTTCCTTTCTGGTGTCAATCCTGGTGATTATGTTGGATTTAAATCACCTGCATCACTTTCTGCTTCACAAATTTGGACCTTACCAACTACTGATGGAACAAGTAATCAAGCACTTGTAACTGATGGTTCTGGTAACCTTGCTTTTGCTAATGTAGCTGGAACTATTGTTGCTGATGGCGGTAACTTTGATTCTGGTACTTCACTTGTTTCTACTTCTACTACTTACGACGGAGGATCTTTCGACTAATGCCTACCCCTACTAACAGAACACCTCTGCGAGTTGCACGAGGTACATACTCTAACCTTAATGGTTCAGTTGCAGACATCCAAGAAGGTGAAATCTGCTACGCAACAGATCAAGACAAACTTTATGTAAAAGAAGGTGGTAGTCTTGTTAGCACTCAATTTACAGCTGATGTAGATACAGTTTATACCGACGTTGTACAAATCTTTACAGCAGCACAACGTGGAGCTATTACTACACTTACCAGTGGTGCAACAGTTACACCTGACTTTGCAGATTCCAACAACTATACTTTGACGTTGGATCAAAGCCTTACCATTGCTAACCCAACTAACCTTACTGCTGGTCAATCTGGTTCTATCTTCCTTGTACAAGATGGTACTGGTAATCATACAGCAGCGTGGGGTTCTTATTGGGACTTTGCTGGTGGTACTGTTCCTACTCTCACTACTACAGCAGCTGCAGTTGATCGAATTGATTATGTCGTTAGGTCTTCTACTTCTATTCATGCTGTTGCCACCCTTAATTATAGTTGATTATGGCAGTATTTAATAATGTTTTAGCAGGTGCCGCCGGTCAAGCCGGTGGTGCCGCCCCTGCTGGCTACGAAATCGAACGTAGCTTGCGGTTTAACAGTGCTGATTCAAGTTATCTTAGTTTTCAACCGTCGTCTGCAGGTAATCGCAAGACGTGGACTTGGAGCGGGTGGCTTAAAAAAACTGGGCTTGGTACGCAGTCGTTCCTTTTTGCTTCAATTCCGTCCAACTTGGACAATTATGTTCAAATTTATTTTTCAACTGATCAACTAATTATTAATACAAAGACTTCAGGAAATACTGCTACAAGCACAAAAACCGCAGGTTTGTTCCGTGACCCCTCGGCTTGGTTTCATGTAGTCGTAGTTATTGATACCACTGCTACTGGTAACAGCGGCAAAGATCGATTAAAAATTTATATTAATGGAAGGCTTTTAGGTGACAGTGATTATCAAACTGATGGTCGTGCAAGTATTGCTCTAAACTCTGATCTGAGAATAAATTCTACCAATGCTCACTACATCGGGAAGCAAGGAGAATATAGTGGTACTTATGCAAATCTTTACCTAGCCGACGTTCACTTCATCGACGGTCAAGCCTTAGACCCCACCGACTTCGGTGAGTTTGACGATAACGGTGTGTGGCAGCCGATTGCATTTACCGGGTTTGGAGATAATCCAAATAATGGTACTACTTGGAGTAGCAATGTAACAGGAACTCCACTTAATAGCACAGTCAGTCAAGCATTTGACGGTTCATTAGCAACTGGCGCACAACCAGATTCCTTACTTACTTGGACGCCATCATCTACAATCACTGCACAGAATCAAATAAGGTTGTATATCTACCAGAATGGATATACTTCTTCATACGGAACTTTTGAACATAACGGGACAAATCTGGCAACGTCTATTGCATCTCAACTGGGGGACGGTGTCGCCGGGTGGTACACACTCCCTTCTAATACAATCACGCAGTTAGAGTGGAGTCGAGATTCCGGCGTCGGTAGCTGGTATCTGAGGGCTGTTGAAGTCGATGGATATGTATTGATTGATGGAGCGGATGACAATTCTTTCCACCTCGACTTCTCCGATAACAGCACCGCCGCCGCACTAGGGACGGACACTTCTGGGAATGATAATGATTGGACGGTTAATAACATCAGCGTCACTGCAGGTGCAGGCAATGACTCCCTATTCGACTCCCCAACCAACGGCACGCAGACTGATACAGGTGCTGGCGGTGAGGTGAGCGGGAATTACTGCACGTTGAATC